TTATTTTTGCAGCTCAAACGTCAATAAGCCTGCACGTTTCCCGTTGATCATCACTTTACATTCCGGAGCGGGGATAAATAGCGCTGGCTGGATGCAATCGATCGTTACCGGTTCACCGTGGTAGAGAAAATAATACTCACCAGTGTAATCCGGGCTTACAGGCGCCTTCAGTACCAGCTCATCCCGGATAAAAACCTCCATGTAAGTACTCGTCGAGCTGGCCGAAAACCCACCACCCTGAATCCTAGTCACGTTGGCAGAAACATCGCCATATTGCTCAGCATCGTTAACAGTTTGGTATTCAGAGTCGAACTTAAAAGTAGATGCACAACCTGAAACGATCACCGTAGCTAAAAGCGCTAAACTTACCTTAAACATCTCAACTCCATTGATCATTAGCCTAAAAGGGCAATGCTGTCGAAAGCACCACGTGGCAAAGCAACTTTATACATGAACCTAAAGCTCGAATATATTGATCGATAAAGAAACGAACGTCTATGTACCAGTAATCAAAGGCTTAAACCTGACAGCATCTTCCAGATGGTCCGGTGAAAGATGGGCGTACCTCATTGTCATAGCGATGGACGAATGTCCCAGAATCCGCTTCAAGGTCAAAATATCCCCACCGTTCATAATAAAGTGACTGGCAAATGTATGGCGGAGAATGTGCGCGCATTGGCCCTGGGGTAGGTTCACCCCTGATCGGTCAACCGCTCGCCTGAATGCTGAAATCGTGGAGGTGCCGAAGCTGCCGTGTTCCTCCAGGTGTGCCTTGAGCGTTTTATACAGTTCCTTTGAGATCGGAACCGACCGTTTCTTGCCAGACTTGGTTTGATCGTAAGTCACACGATATGGTTTGAGTCGATCCAGTGTCAGGCCTTCGGCTTCTGACCACCTGGCGCCGGTTTCCAAGGAAAGACGAGCGACCAGGAAGGCGTGCGGATTGGTGGTTCTCTCCTTCAGTTCGGTAAAGATCTTCCGAATCTGATCGTGATCGAGATACCCCATTTCCCGTTCCTGGATCTTAATCGGCCGGATCTTGCTGAACGGATTGGCGTACCTGATTTCTCCGGTGCGGTGCAGCTCGTTGAATACGGCGTTGAGATAGCCCAGATCGTTGTTGCAGGTTTTGGGCGAGATCCCGTCTTCAATTCGCAAGGCACGGTAAACCAGGTAATCATTGGCTGTGAGCTTTGCGGCCATTGGATTACCGAACGATTCTGCAATTCGTTTCAGATGCCGATATCGGCGTTCCCCATCCCGCAGATATTTGCCATGCGACAGATACCAGGCTTCCAGCACTTCCATGAGCTTGCGCCGGTCTTTTTTCAACTGGGGAATCGGTGTTCCGGCGTCATGCTGGCTCAATACCCAACGCTCGAAGCGCTGTGCATCGGTTTTTGAGTCAAAGGATTTGCGGACTCGCTTCTGCCCTCTTCCACCTGGCTGGATGTCTACCTGCCATCGTCCCGATGGTAGCTTTTTGATCATGCCGCCACCTTGGTTAACAGTCGTCGTTTCGTGAGTCCGTCCTGAACGAGCTGGAAGAGTTCGTTTTCATAGATCTCCCGCCTTCGGTAGTAGTTACACAAGTCTTCCCAGAGTCCGGACTTTTTGAGGCAATCCCAGGCTTGTCTGGCGTTAAAGCGGTTGCGTGCATAGATGCTCAGGAGATTGCCGAAGGCGAGGGATACGTTCTTTTCGTTGCCGCAACCGGGTTCCTTTTTTGCGCGTTTGTAGAGCAGATCGGGGGCGCTGTAGCCAAAACCAATATCGTCCCGGAGCTTGGTCCAGATGGGGTGACACCACTCGCGTTTGACCTCGTAGCGGTTGGATTTGAGAGCGTACTGCCACAGGCCGGTCAGGTGCGGTACCGCGTCCATGAAGGTGTAGATGGGTTTCATGCCGCTGGTGCCCTGGGAGATCTCGTTGACGATGCGGTGATGGAAGCGGATTTCCAGACGCCAGACGGGTTTGTCTGGGTCGTAGCAGGTGTCGGGGAAGGTGTCTTCGTTGACTGCGCATTCCCAGATGCTTTCCATGAAGGCGCGCTTGTCGCTGACGTCGATTTCTTTGGATTTGTCGTAGATGCACACCTGCAGGCTGTTGGCTTTGCCGAAGGTGTAGGTTTCGCCTCGTCCGTTGATGGTTGCGCCGTCCAGGCCTTTGAATACCAGGTCACTGAGGCCGTTGTGCACGGTGATGGTTTTGGCCCTTGTCACGAAGTGTTGGGCGAAGTCCTGGGGTGGTTCCCAGCCCTGGAAGTCGACCGCTAAGTGGAGGGCGATACCTACAGGTCTGATGCCTTTCAGGAAGAACATGCCCCACTCGGCCAGTTCGTCGTGGATTTCCTGGCTGGAACGCTCGTACAGCCATCGGGGGGAGGTTTCGATTTTGACGTGTGTGCCCTGTGCGTCGGCTTCGGCGTAGAAGTTCTGAATCAGGATGGTGAGGCCGTATTCCCGGTTCTGCAGGATGTATTTGAAGCCACCGCGTCTTCCGGACTGGACTTTGAAGTCTACGCCGTTGAATTGGATGGTGGCGTCATAGCTTTCGTTGTAGGCCTCCACGATCTGGGCCAGGGGTTCGGGTTTCAGTCGGCCTTCGAACAGTTGGCGGACGGTATCAACCCCGGTCCACAGGACGTTGACGTTCTGCAGGTTCACTTGCTGGCCTTCCGGGCCAACGAACAGATCCCCTTTTCCGATTTCCCCGGTTCGGATGTCCATGCGTTCAAAGTCTTTGATTTTCATCTGTGGCCTTCTGTGGTTGTCTGTGGTGGAAAATCAACTGGCGTTGTTTTCTATGAGACGTGTTACAGGGACGTCTCTGCCCGGCGCCGGCGGCGCGCTCGCTCCTCGCGCATCGTCGCTAGCGCGCCGCCGGCGCCGGTTCCTGGGCTTGTGTCATTAAGGGCGGGAAGACCGCCGGTTCTATCGTTGGCCTGGGGTCGGGTGGAAGCACTCGCAGGCGTTGGCAATACAAATCCTGGACGCGCTCCCCTTCCCACCACAGCTGGCCGTGGCAGTTTCGGATGTAGAGGACTTTGTAGCCGTAGCTGGCCAGATCCCGTTGGGTCAGCGCGAATTCGCCTTGTGGGTCTTTGCCCTGGAACAAATACAGGCGGTTGAAGCTGCCAGCGATGCGCAGTTCTACATCGGCAAATGGGGGCGGCAAGTTTTCTCGGCGGGGTGGGTCTACAGGACGCTGAGGCGTGCCACCAGGCGGATGGCTGCCCCCATCAGTACCATCAGGGTGAACGCCACCATCAGGCGGAACGCTCGTATCAGGCACCACTTCAGCGCCTTTCTGGCGGTTCGTTTCGCGCTCGACAATTTCGAACATCGCGTAGGTGAGATACGAGAAAGAGCAGACGATAATGACAGCGACCATACGGAGCTTTTTATCTTTAAGGATTGAATGGCCCCCAACCACCCCTTTGGCCTTGCCGGTTTTGGTCGACTGGTAGCATTGGAAGACCCGAAGGTCGACCTTGTATTCTTTTGGGACACCGATGCTATGGGAGGCAGCTTTTCCGCTGTTCTCTGGGTCATGTTCTAGTTCCCTCCAGCTGTTCTTTTTCCAGGGCACCAGGTGCCCCATTTGCCAGTGCCGGAACGCTTGCTGGGCACTCTGGCGGATTTCTTTGTGGATCTTTCCGATGTTCGGGGTGCACAGGAACAGATCCCAGTTGTAGTGGCGGTGCATGTCGAAGGCTAAGAGGACGTCCGCCGGTCGGTTGTCGCGTTGGGCGGCTTCTTTGCCGCCGGGATAGTCCAGGTGTTCAATCTTGAAGTCCCGTCGGGCAGCGGGGTACACGGCTTGGGCTTCGTCGAGGACGATCAACGCGCCGATCGGGGCCCAGTGGAACCATCTTGCGGCGTATTCGAGGGCGTCCCGGGTTTCGGTTTCGAGGTTGATGATTCGGGACTCCGGGCCGCAGGTGACGCCGAAGGCTTCTTCCACCCGTTCGATGGAGTCCAGGCCCCGAATGTTGGTGACAACGCAGCGGCCATCGGGATAGTCGCTGTCTTCACCGGTCAGGGCAGGAATTACGTAGCGCTGGACGACGCCGGCGGATTTGTAGGAGCCGGGCGGGCCGTGGTGGATGTTGATGGTCATTTCAGCACTCCCATGACGTAGCGGGTCAGGTGGGCGTTGAGGATGATGTTCAGGGCTTCGGGGATGCGGAAGAAGGTCACCGCGCCCATCACTTCGGAGTCGATGGCGCCCCAATACTGGTTGATGGTGCCGGAGATGTTGAGCTGGTTAAGCACTTCCTGAGCGACCTGCCAGGAGAACCCGACAAAGTAGATTTTGGCTTTGGTTATCCAGATGACGTACCAGGCGGAGAGTTTGACCAGGGCGTCGTCCAGGAAGGCGGGGATGCTTTCGAAGAAGGCCCAGATTGAATCGAAGAAGGTGGCGATGAATTCCATCAGTCTTTGGCTCCCATGATGATGCCCAGGGCAACGAAGGCGGCGGCGAAGACGATGACGGAGCCCACGATGGAGAGGGCGTTGGCCCATTTCGAGAGTCCCGCGTTCACTTCCACGCCCCAGACGGTGAAGGTGTGATCCTGTAAGGTGCCCTGGCCGGTGAATGACCCGAAGGAGGAGGCCATTTCGGCGCGGATGTTGGCGATGAGGTTTTCGTATTCGCCCTGGATGGCGTTGAGTTCTTCCAGGCCGTCGCCGATCTTGAGGTCGATGGCTTCACCGCTCCAGTTGATGGGGGTTTCTTGTTCGCCATCACCCCCATCCCCACTGCCATTACCTCCACCACCACCGCCCCCTCCGGGGATGTTGCCGATGGCGTCGGTGATGGCTTTGGTGCCGTCTTTGATCTGTTTGCCGATGCCTTTGAGGGTTTCGTTGATGTTGTCGGTATTGGTGTTGCCTCGGCCCAGCAGTTTTTTGATGTCCTGGAGCTGGCCGGTGATGCCGGTGATGTCGCCCTGGCCGTCGCCGTCACTGTCGCCGTTGTTGGGGTCGTTGGGGCCGCCGGGTTGGTCGTTGTCGCCGGGTTTTCTGAGCGGCAGGCAGGCGAAGCCGCCCCATTGATCTCGTTTGAGAACGTCGGTTCCGGAGCATTGCGGCGGGTTGTAGGCGTTGGGGAAGCAGGATTCGACGGTGGTGCCGTTTTTCTCGACGACGCCCCAGGTGTAGCCATCACCGAGGGCTTTGCAGTTGTTTTGTGGATCACCGCAGATGAGGACGGCTTCACCACCGTAGCCGGCGACGCCTTTAAAGTCGGGGTGGTCAGGGCCGCATTCTGGCTGGTCGGGGTCTTCTTCCACCTGGTCGATGCAGTAGCCGTCAGCGCCGATGCCCTGGCATTCGGGGACGCAATAGGCGCCCTGTTCGGTTTGTACTTCGTACAGGCCTTCTAACTGGCACTCGCCCGGTTCGCGGTTTCTCATGCATTGGGCGGGGGCGGTGACGGATGAACCGCTTTCGGGGTCGTAGCTGCCGACTGCAGGTATATACCCTTCCTGGCAGCTACCACATTCTGCAGCGGGCGATTCCAGGCCTTCGTGGGTTTGTTGGGCGCAGGGTTCTAATGGAGAAGCAATTACCCGAGCGCCACCGCGCCAGACGTAGTAGGTGATGCCATTTTCAACAAATCTGACCTCCTTATCCTTGTTGTAGGATTGAATAGAGCAGCTCATGTCAGGGTAACGGGCTTCACAACCGGGGATATAGTCAGCAGCCTGCTCTGAGAGGGTTTCAGCAGGCGAGGGGGAACAGCCGCCTTGCGAAGTACAGTTCTTGCTGCCTGTTTTTACCCAGTGAACAATTTGACCCTCTTGAAGCGGGGGGAAACTAGCGTGGGCTTTGTCGACCAGGCCGATGATGAGCAGGCCGAAGAGCAGGAGGCTGAGCCAGGTGTGGATGTTTTGTTTCATGGCGCACCAATGTAGAAGGGCCGGAATCCGGCCCTTACACAGTCCGGTAGCCGGACACGAAACAGCCTGTCCAGAGACAGGCTATTAGGATGCTCGTCAGCATTACCGACGAATCAGGGACACAACGATGCCCAGGCCCATCACCAGGGCTGCGATGCCGATGACGGCAGCCGCGGCGGCGCTGGTGTTGGTGGTGGCATCGCCTTGGGCGGCGGTGATTTCGGAGGTGTAGTCTGCGGCGTGTACCACTGCTGCGGTGCCGAAGGCTGCCACCATGGTGCCCACTTGTGCGGCGCGTTTGCCGAAGCGGGAGCGGGCCATGGCCCAGGTTTTACCGTTGTTTTGCTTTTCCATTTCGATGACTTCGTTCATTTTGTGTACCTCAGGTTTTTCGCATGATTTGAACGGCTCTTCCGATTCCGACTCCGGTCACGAAGAGAGCCAGGGCTACCCCTGACACCAGCCCGATGATGCCGGGATCGGGTGCCAGGTATTCCTGGAACAGGACACCGATGTCCTGATAAGGAATGCTTTGTAAGGTGCCGGTGCATTGGATGCCCTGGGCGCCTTGTATCCATTGGCCATCACAGGTGATGACGTTCATGACCGATTCCCTTGCGGGTCTGCCGCGTCGATGTTGGTGATGGTGTCGGCGAGGTCTTCGGGGGTGTGTCCACCCCCGTGGTTCTCGCTAGCCAGGATCACCAGGCCGAGCAGCATGAGCAGGAGAATCAGGCCGGGGTTCACCAGTCTTCCCCTTTCACCGGGCAGCCATTGGCTTCGATGTACTCAGCAATGGTGCTGTCGATCTCGTATGTGGCGTAGGCAATGCCGCCTAAAAAGGCGAAGATCATCAGCCCGGCCAGGAAGAGCAGCGATTCCCAGTGTTGGCGAAGAAAGGTGAACGTTCTTTTCATCGGTTACGGTCTCAGGCCGCTGGCTTTTTGGTGACGTCCTGGGGCTTCAGCTCCAGGGCCTTGAAGGTGACCTTGCCGCCCTGCCCGGCTTTCATCTGGGCTTTGACGGTGAACATCGCTGGCAGGCGGTCAGCGTGGTTTCTGAGTTGGTCGATGTGCTTGTAGTCGCAGGCGATTTTCATCACTTCGTTACCTACGCGGTTTTCGTCGTTGGCTTCTGCAGGAGCGTAAGCCCACAGGGAGCCGCCTTTGTTGCCGTCGATGTCGTAGCGGGTGGCGCCGATGACCATCAGGTTCAGGTGGTTTTCCAT